TTGAACTTAAATTACTAGCGTTCGGCAATCTTATTACCATTACTCGTATTCTTGAATAGTTATTAGGATGATTCACATTTTCTAACATAATCCTTAAATCCATACTAGTTAATTTACAATAATTACCTTCAAGTTGTGACATATTTTGAACTCCTTGTATAAAATCACCTGTGATATCATAAGGAGCATTCCCTATACCATTATAAGGACCAGCGATTGTTACTGGATCGCCATTACCATCAACATTCAACACATCTGCTGATTTAGTTTCAGGTTTTTCTTTTTTTAGAGTTTCCTCAATCTTCGCAACCTTTTTAGCGAGAGTCGTGTTTTTCCTAAACTTTCTAGGCATCGTTATAATATATAGTTAGATAATATTTTTGTGGCGCCGGCGCCATCAACTCATCGCAAAAGAACGCAGAAAACTCATTCACCTTTTATCTTTGCTCTGAGGCGAACTCGCGCCCTTAGTCGGTCGCAAGTGCGCTCGTCGCTCAATCGCAAAGATAGCAGTAAATAAGACACTTACTGCTACTTGACTACTATGGATTGATCTCCTCTATATTGTAATCATTATTGATTTTCCATATTACCCACCTATCTTTTGACATCAAACTTAATTTTGGTAGGGTATTTGTAAATACGAATATACGAGGTCTATTAAACCTCTTTTTCTTAGCATTGTATCGCTTATCATATGCTACTCCATTTTTTATCACTTCTATACCAGAATAAAAATCTCCTAATCGATCTTTTTTCATACCTCTAGGCATATCTACTATGTAAGCGGGTTTTGTAGGTCTAGAACAAACCCATTGGAAAATATCATCCATCATACGAAAAGGTGGGACTTCCTCTGCAAGTCCTTCGTATTCTAAATATTCTGAAAGGATTGATTTTCCACAATTTCCAGTTGTATCCCATACAAGGTTAATTTTTCTCATATCAAAAATTTTACATTCATCAAAAATTCTTTTTTGATAAGGACGAAGAACATAACCCTTAAATAATTCTAATTGTTTGGTTAATATTTTAACTTCGTCTTTATCAGTCCAAGGACCTTCAATTCTTGTATCCTTTTTCATCATATAAAAAGCATCTCCCCTGTAATATTCAGGATTTGTAGTAGGTTGTAAATAATTTGGAGGAGTAACGAATAGTTTTAAAACTTGGTTCTTTCTCCTCTTTTTTATTAAAGATAACCTACCTTGGTAATGAAGATAACCAGTATCTCCTCTCTCTTTTTGGAATACATAATGCTTTGCTACACCATCTAAATAACCTTTAATATCATCAGGTGTCAAATCATCAGCATTCCATCTAAAATCGTAACCACAAACTGGATTACTCATTTGTTATACATTACTAAAATATAAAATTTTATTCATTTAAACGCATTTTTAGGCGCTTCGCTGGAAGAACATAAAAAATGCTTAATATATATATAAATTGTAGCAATTGGAACAATTGGAACAAAATATTAGTTTTTCCTAAATATTTCATATTATATTTTATAATAAATAATATGAAATTTAAGGTATTTGATTTATTCATCTAAATATTTCATACGTGAAATAAATGAGATCTTACTACTTCCACCAACTCCAGTTGGAGTAACATCAATATCGTAAGCGAATAAATATATTCTATTTCTTTCTAAAGATAAAGCACCTCCTGAACCAGAGAACCGAAGGTCCAAACCCTTCTTCCATTTTTTTTTCACTCGCAAAAATTTAATAGCATTTTGTGGAGCATAAGTTGCACCTGGTGCTGATAAATGAACTAATTTGTCATACATTACATCATATCCTCCATTAATATTAGAATTTCTCTTTAAAGGAGAACAATAGGACTTTTTATTATAAGTAGCAGGAAGTCCATATTCTAATACTTGGTTAAATACATCATTTGAACTTAAATTACTAGCGTTCGGCAATCTTATTACCATTACTCGTATTCTTGAATAGTTATTAGGATGATTCACATTTTCTAACATAATCCTTAAATCCATACTAGTTAATTTACAATAATTACCTTCAAGTTGTGACATAT